ATGTTAAAAATGCTGAAACAGGTGATAACGCTGCATTTTATGTAAAAGGACAATTTGCTTCATTTGAAGTCTCTCCTAATTTGACTGATTCTAATCAGGCAACTATTACGATGAGTACTCAAGGTGATTATGTTGGCCCTTTTGCTGATTAATAAAATTTTTATGTTGGGGTGTAAAAGCCCCAGCATATTATTAGTATAAGGATAAAAATGAATAATAATAATAAACCATTTAATAAATATTATGTATTAAGAATAACATCTTTGCATATAAAAAAATCTATAGATACATCCATAAGAAAAACTTATGATAGATTAAAAGATGTAGAGAATAAACAAGAAGTCTTTGAAACATTAGACGTTCTACATAAAATTAGAAAAATTATGGAAGACTTTGAATCGAATAATAAACATTTATATCAAAAACCTTTAGAGGAAATAAAGAATGAAACACATAAAAATAGTACAAATAACGAAGAAAACACCATTTTTGAATCAGGAAGTGGAAATCAAACAGTTGACAGTTAAGGGTATAAAGGATTTACAAAAATCATTAGATAAAAATAAAGATGATGATGTTAGTGGTTTAAAAACTTTAAGTGCTATATTTAAACAAACTGTTGTAGGTGCTGAAGATATGAAAGAATCTGAATTTGAAGACTTTCCTATTCAAGCATTAACTAAATTATCTCAAGATATTTTAGAATATAACGGATTAACTGCTAAAGACGATAAAGGTGGTGAATTGGGGAAGAAGAGTTAGCAGAATATGAAATAGCCCATCAATTAGGGGTTACATTAGATACTATTTATAATATGTCCAGTAAAGAATATATGGGTTGGATAAAATATTTTAATGAAAGACCTTATGGTTGGCGGGAAGATCATAGAACTGCTATATTAGCTCAAACTACATACCAAGGCACTAAACCTCTAAAAGTAAACGAATTATTTCCTTCGTTAAAAATGATAAAGGATAATAATACACAAAAAGATTTAAAATTAGAAGCTGGTTTTAATAAATTAAAAAGCTTAGCTAAAAAATCTGAATAATAGTAGGGCGGTGTAAACTGCCCACTTGAAAGGCAATTATGAGAGATACTAAAATATTAATTCAGTATAGTAATATTGCTAAAAGAAATTTAAAAGAAAAAGAATTATTTAAAAACCTTAAAAAAGAAGTAAATATTGGTGCTAATGGTACACAAAGATACATTATTAAAAAGGGTATAAATAAAGGTAAATTAATATAATGGCAATAACTACTATTGGTTTAAAAACTGCTTCTAAAAATCTTGAAAAAGATGTTAATAAAGCAATTGAGCAGGAATTTAGATCAAGAGCATTAAAAGCTTTTGCTGATGTAAAATTAACAACTCCAGTTGATACTGGACAAGCCAGAAATAGCTGGTATATTGGATACACTGAAACATATTATAATCAAAACAAGCCTGCTGTAACATCTAATATAAATATTTTGGTTCCTAAAGATAAACCAAATAAAATTATTGTTACAAATGGTACAACATATATAGAATTCCTTAACAATGGAAATTCACAACAAGCGCCTATTAAATTTATAGAGGCTGCTTTTAAAAAATACTTTGATGAAGTTAATGTGGAAATAACTAACGGATAAGGAAAAATGGCTGTAAAATTAGATATAATTACTAATGTTAAGGGACAGAACGGATTAAATAAATTACAATCTGGTTTAAATAAACTAGGCACTAATGCTACTATAGCTTCAAAAAGATTAAAAAGTTTAGAAGTGGCAGCCGCAAGATCAAGATCTACTTTTGCTGCACTTGGAACAACTTTAAAAGTTGGTGTTGCTACATCATTAGCTGCTGTAACTTTTGGTATTGGTAAATTTGTTAAAGATACATTTGCTGCAGGTAAACTTACTGAATCACTTCAAGTAAGATTTAAACTATTATTTAATTCAACGACAGAGGGTGCAAAAGCATTTGCTGAAATGAATAAATTTGCTAGTAAAGTACCTTTCTCGCTAGAAGCTATTGCAGCTGGTTCTGGTAATCTAGCTGTTATATCTAAAGATGCAGGAGAATTATCTAAAATATTAGAAGTAACTGGTAATGTTGCTGCAGCTACAGGATTAGACTTTAGACAAACTGCTGAACAAATTCAAAGAGCATTTGCTGGCGGTATTGCTGCCGCTGATGTATTCAGAGAAAGAGGTGTTAGAGCAATGCTTGGTTTTGAAGCAGGTGCTAAAGTATCTATTGAAGAAACTAGAAAGAAATTTTTTGAAGTATTTGCTAATGGTGGTCAATATTCTAAAGCAACAAAAGACTTTGAATCTACATTAGAAGCGCAGGTTTCATTTGTTCAAGATGCTTATTTTAGATTTAGACAAGCTGCTGCTAAACCTTTATTTGCAGGTGTAAAACAACAAGTAATTGATTTGGTTGGCAATTTTAAAGCAAATGATACTCAATTAAAAGAATTAGCTAAAACTGTAGGTGAAAGATTAGCAGATGCTTTTAAAAGCGTTGAAAATGGAATTAGATTAGTAGCTACTAATATTGATGTAATAATTAAAGCATTTAAAATATTTATTGGATTAAAATTAGGAACATTTATTGCGGGTATTGCTGCACAATTTATTAAAGTGTCTATTGGTATTAAAGGAGCAACAGTTAGTATGCATGCTTTAAATTTAGCTATGAGAGCAAATATAATAGGAATTATTGTAACAGCTATTCAAGGTGCAACTATAGCAATAATAGCTTTTAGTGATGAAATTAAAACCTTTGGTAAATATTTGATGGGTAATTTTAATGATAATTTAAATAAAATTAAAATAAGCTTTTTAGAATTTAAAAATGTTCTTAACATAGGTGATGAAGATGTTAATCTTGATAAGATAAAAACCTTACAACGTGAATTAGATGGTACTGCAGAAGCATGGAAAAAGGCAGCAAATGCAAAAGATGCCTACAAAGAAATATCTTTAACTCAAGAAACAAGAGCCGATAGATTTAGAAACTTTAAAGGCCCTAATCCAAGATTAGATATGGCTCGCGATGATAAAATAAAAGCTGAAAAAAGAGCAAAAGAATTAATGTCTATAAATGAACGAATTATGTTCACTAATAAACGTATGATTATTGATGCCGCTAAAGCTGCAACAGCAGAAAAAGAAAGATTAGCTAATTTAAAATCTTATAGAGATGTTTTAAAAGATGCAGGTATAGAATCTAAAATGATTGCAGATACAATTAGTTCATCTTGGCTAGAGGGATTAAGACAAGGCAATTCATTATTAGATATAACTAAAAATGCATTTAGAAATGTTTTATTATCTATATCAGATACATTAGTTAAAAAGTCTTCTGAATTATTAATTGAAAGATTATTTGTTTCTTTAGGTAATAAAAAAATTGCTCAACAAAAAGCATTAAATTTTCAAGTTGGCCAACAAGGATCATTAATGGATACTATAATTTCTAAAGGCAGCGGTTTATTATCTAATATTGGCGGATTTTTAGGAGGTGGCAAAGGAGGTGGATTTGCTGGTTTATTTAGTGGTGTAAGATCTATATTTAATTTTGCAGAAGGCGGTGTAGTTCCAGGAGGTGCGCCATATACAGATAGGATTCCAGCTATGCTAACACCTGGAGAAGTTGTTATACCTAGAAATAAAGTTAATAATAATTCAATGGGGTCAACTAATATAACTAATATTAACATAAGTGGAAATGTAGATCAAAGATCCATAGATCAAATTAAAGCAGTAATTGCACAATCATCAGCAGAGGTTGGTGGTGCAAATAAAACATTCCAAAGAAATACTCAAGGTATAAGAGGGAGAAATAGATAATGGCTAGTAGTAAAATATTTGAATATGCAAATGATATATCTATGAATAGATCATCTGCATCAGCAAGATCAATAACAACAGGTGGGTATGGTAGAACACATAGATTAGGCCCAAGCGTTTTATCTTTTGATGTTGATTTACCTGTTTTATCAGAGTCTCAGTATTTAGATGTTGAAAATGAATTATTAAATATTGATGATGGGATAAATTTTTTAAATGTTAATCTTAGTTCTAATAATGGAAATAAAATTATGTCTAAAAACATAATTCCAACCACAGATGAAATAAAATTTATAACAACTAGTTATTCAACATTAAGACAAATTACTTTATGTAATTTACAACCAAATGTACAAAATATTTTTAAAGTTGGAGATTTTATACAATTTTCAAATCATCCAAAAGTTTATCAAATATCAAAACCATTAGGTTTAACTGGAAGATTTTTTAATTCTACTAATGCAGGAACTTGTACTGTTAGATTATCATCTCCTTTTGTAAGTAATGTTGGTGTAAGTACATCTAATTCTACTGGTTCACTTTCTCATTTTTATATTGTAAATGGCACAGGTGACTCTAGTGAAGATGTTCAATATGATTGGTTTTCAGGGAATTCTGGAACATATACAAATGGATTAATTACATTTATTGATTCTAATACTAATACAACATATAAATATTCTGATGGTACAGATGCAGTTTTAAATATACCTGCTTATTTTTATACATCATATGATATATCATCTTTAGGACAAAATGGTATTAATGGTACAGAAAATAATTTTAATTTATCACAATCAGAAAGAGATCAAAATAATAAAATATCTCAAATATTAAATCAAATTGTAGATTTAACAGGTCAATTAGAATTTAAATTTAATAAACCAAATATCAGAGCAGTATTAACTACACCAAGTCAAGGTGGACAAACAATGACAAATGAAAATGTAATTACAACAATTACAAACCCTTATCAATCCGGTTTAATTACTTTTAAAAATTCAAATAATACTGTTGCAAAAGATCCTAATGGTGATGATTTACAAATTATATTACCATCTACTTTAAATACTGCGGAAGATATTTATAATTATATTAAAGATACAATATTAGCATCAAATTCTACGCATCCTTTAAAAGTATACAATATAATACAAACCATATCTGG